GCTTTTGGACATATATGATCACAGCTCAGACATCTTTAAACGTTTCAGGTAGAAGCAACAGTGTGTCATTGTGATTGGCCAAGTACCAAACGGGAGTCCACCCTTCCATCTCATAGAATGCCCACATGTTGACTTCCCATGATAACACGTTTTTTTCAATCACTGTCTTTCGAAACATGGTCCGATGGAAGGAATCAAACGTCAGCATTGCCTGGCGGTTTCCTATGAAGAAAGATCCACAGAAACGCCAAAACACATGTGAAAAAAGAGGATAGCCACGTTCCCAGCATCCTGGAATGTATAGGTCATTCCCTGGTATGATCTTGCTGATATGTTTCAACTGCTCGACTGAATCATGAAGCATATGAAAAATACCAAAGTCAATCCACGCAAAGCCATCGGTGTTGAATGGATTCTTATCCATCGCCCTACGAACAAACTCCGTCTTTGAGTTCATCAGTGTAAGATAGGCCCGCGTATCCTTGTCATGTGACCTGACAGAAGGGAGGGCTGGATTCAATCCAGCAAGTTCCTTAAACGTATCCAGGTCTTCAAGTTCAATCACTGTCGTGTGAATATTGTGTCGTTCAGGAATGCTGTTGCAGAACGATTGACTGACGAACAGATGGAGATTAATTCCTGTATCAGCAAGCTGTTGGAATTTCGCAATGTATGTATCAGGCGATCTAACACCTTGCCTGGGTTCTTTTAGGTCAATAAAAGCTGTGACAAAGGTCGTCATTCATTAAGAGGTTTTCGAAAGTTTAAACCCCTATAAGGATTGCCGAGCGTATACGTACTGTGCTCGAGGTAAACTGCACAATGCCTGTTCCAGACCAGTGGCCCATGTCAGTTACGTCCATCTTGTCCTCAATAGGAATTTTATACCACAGATTATCTCGCATGGCCTGGAAATGCCAGATATCATCTAACACGAGAAACCCCTGGTACTTCTTCCACTTGAGCCATTGATAGAAATCGTACTCGCGCGTTCCCTCGTGCGGATCGATATCTAAAAAGATGAATGCGGACTTCAGCAGGCGATCCTCCCACTTTGCAAGTATATCGGGGCTCCACAGATCCTCCAGAACATAGTTGACGTTCTTGATCTGTGGCATCCTGTACTCATGAATGACGTCAAATGAATACACGGTATTCTCTGGATTGTGCGCAAGAGCCAATGCAGATGCTCCACGGTGTGTTCCGATGTCAAAAATATCACGTCCCTTGAAGAGGGTGGACAAATATCCTAGCAACTTATAGTGCTGGTCTCCTGGAACGTTGTGGATATCATTCCAGAATAGATCAGTGTTTGTGTGGAGTGGCTGTATAGGAGTAAAGTCGATTGCGTTAACATCCTCTTTCGTAACGATCATTTTTATAAATCAATCATCATCACTTTAGATGGCAATGGCTGGGGCTTGGTTCCCTCCGCGCGGTGACGAACGACTTCGTCCCAGAACGCCTTCAGATCAGCACTATGACTAGGTAACCAGTTGGGATCCCAGGGAACGAACTCCTTCTTCACTCCTGTCAGAATCCAATAAATGTACTGATATGTCTCGTCAAGACCGGCGCGCCAGTCATCAAGTGTTACATCGTCGGGCTTGTAGATAACCTTCTCCTTCTCATCCACTGCGAAACAACCCTTTTGCTGCGTAGCTGTATCCCACTCTGTAAAGAAAACCTGCTTGAAGCGATACTCAACATATTCGCACTCGTCAACGCCCGTACACTCCATCTGCATCTGCATCTGGTTTATGTAGGCATCTGGAATCCCAGGCGTCTCCTTGCGAGACATTGGGCACTTGAACTCGACCAAGCGTCCATACCGCATGCGGTCCGTGTCGTCGTTCGGCACAATCAGTCCATCGGGTGATGCTCCGAGAAACGAATGGACAGGATGGGTACAACAGCCTACATCGATCACCTTACAGTTCGTTGTCTCTTCGAAGATCCGTTTGGCCACAGCCTCAAAACGAGTTCCCCAAATCAATGGAGCAATGGGGTTTGCTCCAGTATTTCGAGGAGGTGGATCGAGCTTGTTCGTCATCAACTCGAGGCGGCTCGCAGGAGTTGTCCAAACCTTCGTTACCTCCGAGGCAGTGATCATGGTACCGCGCTTAGATAACCAAGCATCCGTTCGCTGATCTTGATTGCCGTAAAGACGAATGGTACGTTCAAAGCACCGGTCTCGTTTCCATACTCGTCCCAGTTCATTCTTCATGAGGAACTCGACTGTCCTCATCGCCTCCTCCTTCAGCTGTCGGTATGACAATTTCGTCAATGTCTGGCAGAACAGAACAAACTGGCGAATTCGAATATTTAGGTGTGTGAGAGGTCTGTTCTCCATCAACCACACACTCAGTGCTTCGGCCAGGGGATACTCCATTGTCTTCAGTTGGCTGGATACCCGAAAGTTCATTTTGTACCTTAGCGTGGGCAAGTAAGGCTGCCTGAAGCTCCTCGCTTGTAGCGGGGCGAAGAGCCACGCCAAACAAATCCTCACAGATCTTAGAGAGAATTTCGCGATGCTCTTCAATTTTTGTCAGCTCGGCAGGGACAGTTGAGTACGAAGACTCACATCCCTCAACCTCATGGATGTCGTTCGCAAAAGAAGACTTAGCCAGCTCATCGGCAAAAAGCTTCTTAGACTCTTCCTCTTTCAACTCTACTTTAGGAGACTCCATTTGTAGTATTGACATAAACTAGCTTTAAGCAAGAATACCGCCTTTATACAAATGACAGACACGATCACATCAATCCAAAACCGCGATCACTGGGTTCTTGTTCGCCTAGGTGCCTTCTACGATGTCCCTGCCAACCTTGATCGTATTCGCAGTATCCTTGCGGGGGAGTCCAAGATCAGTTTACGTCTAATCGATTGGCTCGTAACGAACTACGCAAAGAAGCACAACGTATCCTACATGTTCAGCAACCGTCATGTGATCGTGTATCTTGCTTACAAGTCTCACCTAAAGGCCTATAGCAAGAAGATGTTCGACCCCTTTTGCCGTTGGAAGCGCATTCAGTTTAAGGGACTGGACACAACGGTGGGGCAACTGAACTTCTTCGAATGGGCGATTCAGGACGGGGTTCTTGATTACCTTGAGACAAACTACGATGACATTCATGCCGACATGGAGGCGTGTTCCACCGTTATTCAACCCAAGGAAGTGGGTGAGCGTCGCAAGAGACATGAGCTATCTCGCTCAGCCACAAAGGCTGTGCGTCATCACGACGTAAAGGTAATTGTTAACTTTGATTAATGCAGTCTGTTCTTGATCCAAGTGTGATCTACACAAATATATCCAGAGACATCGTCGAACAAGACATCGACGTTGTGTCTGATCTGTGGACAATGGATGACCGTGATGTCTATCGAGGGACGCGCGATGAGACGTTCACTCATGCGAATGTATACTGGCTCTACGACGAAGACTTCTCTAGAGTTGGGTTGGTTGAACATTCACTGTCTGACCATTCGGAGTTTAAGATCCTGTGGTTTCAAGACGATCCATTTGCAACTCTCCTACAAGAGGAAAAGTGGCGGCAGGAAGACAGTCTCTGGTCCCTGTTCTCCGAGAACGCGACTCAGCGATTCCTTGCTGAAGGATGGACAACACCCAAGCAAGTCCTTGAACATTGTTTGGCAGGTCCGATTCGTGTTCTTACGCCCGAGATGGTTATCAAGCTTCCTACAGTGTACTCATGTAACCGATGTGGAAAACGTTCATTGGAACCCATTCCGCATACAAGTGTATCTTCATCACCGCTGGACCTACCGGACAAAATGAAAATTATTTTTATTGACGATGATTTGATCGTCTCGCGCGTACCTGCGCGATCCCGTGTGTTTAGCCTACTCGGTCTTAAACCACCGCCGCAACACGACGGCGGTTCTTCGGAGCAGCAGCCTGCAGCACAACCGCAGGAGCCCCCGTCATCCCGCGAATCATTGCAGGAGCCTCCTCCTCCTCGGTCGGAACCTGAATCTCGGCCGACGACTCAGGAGCCGGAGCCTCCGACTCAGCAGGCGCATCCTCCTCCTCCTCAGCGTCGAACACCTGAGCTGCCGTCACGCGCTGCCCTGGAGAGACCTGAGCATACGAGACTCGCCACGTCACTCCAAACCCCTGTCCGGAAACGTAGATACTCGGGCTGACCACAAAGCGGGCCTCCATGCGCTTCGGGAACACAGACTCGAGATTCTCCGGGGTCAGAGCAATCGGCTTGTTCGCCGTGTCGACGGCCTCCATGCTGACCTTCCCATCGTAGACGGGAACCTTCATGCGGAAGCTGGGCGGATACTTTCCGTTCGGCACCCACTCCCCATTGACCTTCTCCACGCTGGGAGAGATGAACGACTTCATGCTGTCGCGAAGCACGTCCTCCTTGCGCTCACGACCGAACCAGAGCTTCGACTTCTCGACAGCCGTCCGAATCGTGCGCTCCTCAAGGTCCTTGAGGAAGTTGTAGAGCTGACCGATCTCTCCGGCGTCCGCAGGGGCGCGCTCCTTCGCGTAGGAGTCGCACCCGAGCAGGCTAGCCATCAGTGAGTAGTTGGTACCGTTCTCAGTCTCCTTGATCGAAATGCCCATTCCATACCGCATCTTCGGGATACGCATCTGGAGATTCTGGCCGTTGTACTTCAGGGGAACGCTCTTGCTCCCATTAGTCTTGTTGGTGCGGATATCGCCGAAGGTGACCTTGCTGACGTCGAGATTGCTGACATTGACGATTGCGGTGACGGACATTGTAACTGGGTGTGATACTAGTACTGTAGCCTAACCCTAAATCCGTTTTGTCCGCACGTTTCCTTACTTTAAAGAAACGTCGCGTAACCAAGTAATGGTACGCTGTGCGTCTGTGAAGAGTAAGCGGGAGCCAACCCTCCAGTGTCCACATGGTGTTGTGTTTGGTTCGGATATGTGCGGTACACATCTTAAAGGAAAGATCGTTAAGAAATGGAAAGACGAAAGAGTGGATGACCTCAGGATCATACGTTGCCAATCCCTGGCCCGCAGATGGCTTGTTCAACATCATCTTCGTACTGCAGGACCATGCGTTTTAGCGCGCGAAAATCTTGCAAACGAAGACGATGTATTAACGTCGAATGAAAAGGAACGTGTTCATCCCTTCGAGTATTTTTCATTTGAGGAAAACGGTAAGATATGGTGGTTTGAGTTTGGCTCAATCTGGAAAATAATGGCAGGTGCTCTTGAACCGGTCAATCCATACACACGGACTCCTCTGAGTCCAGATACTCGCAAACGATTGCGCGAGATGTGGGCACTTCGAGTGTACAAGCGATTACCTCCGCCATCCGACCCGGCAGATATCGAAGAGCGTATACGACATCGATGGAATGTACTCTGTCAAATGTTTATCGACAATGGGTTTGTTGATGCAACGCCTGATCAGTTCGTCACTCTTCCCAAAGGTTCATACATTACCATTTTTCGAATGATCCTCAACGAAACAGACGAGTCGGAAGCCAGGATACGGGCACTCTGCAGATACATGCTTCACGGCACGCTCATTGTAACCAACACTCCGACGTACATACTAAACTCTATTCGTATATTCCTCCGTATACTCATGGTCAAAAAACAGCCGTACGATATAGTCTTCTTGCTGATGTCGGCTCTTTTTAGATGCTAAAAATGAATTCAAACTGGCATGTAAGCTTCAACTCCGCAATGAACATCTTTGTTCTCTCAACGAATCCTCGCGAAGCCGCGGAGTTTCATTGTGATAAGCACGTAGTCAAGATGATCCTTGAGACAGCCCAGCTACTCTACACTGCACATTGGCTTACCGACCCAGATGCTCTCGATGATGGAGCATATCGCAAGACCCATCCGAATCATCCTTGCGCACTTTGGGCTCGTGAATCCAAAGCTAATTACCAGTGGCTTTGTCACCTTGGTTTCTGGCTCTGCGAAGAATACACTCACCGTTATGGCAAGGTTCATAAGACGGCAAAACACCTCGAATGGCTCGGCGACAATGTTCCCGAACTACCCAACACTGGACTGACCCCCTTCCGACTCGCCATGCCAGAGGAATTCAAACGCGCAAACCCAGTTGACGCCTACCGCGCCTACTACCTTGGAGCCAAGGTACGCATGCTCGCCTACACAAAACGCCCCAAACCTGCGTTTGTGAGTTCAAATGATTTACATGACCGCCGAGGGTAATAATCATACCAATCGCGTTAGAAATGTCTGCCTCTTCTTCCTCTGTTAAGTCAAACACTAAGATGCCCGCGAAGAAGGATACCGCCCCGAAGACCGTTGCCACCCCGTCGGCCGCCCCCGTTGTTGCCGCCACCCCTACCCCCGTCGTTGCCAAGGCCCCGAAGGCCCCGAAGGCCCCGAAGTCTGTCCCCGCGAAGGCGGAGGTGACGGTCCCGACGGTGGCCACCCCGACCGTTGAGGCCACTGCCTCAACGGAGACGTCCGAGGTTCAGCTTGGCAAGCTCGCCGAGCAGCTCAAGGCCCTCAGCTCCGAGCTGAGCACCCGTGTCCGCGACGCCGTGAAGGCTGTCCAGGAGGCGGCGAAGTCGGCCAAGCGTGAGGCCCGTGATTCCAAGAAGAAGAAGCGGAAGGACCCGGCGACGATGACCCCGGAGGAGAAGAAGGTCTGGGAGGCCCGTCGCGCCAACAATGCCTTCCTGGTTCAGCGCCCGCTGACGCCGGAGCTGGCCAAGTTCATGAGCCTGCCGGAGGGTTCGAAGCGCTCGCAGACGGAGGTGACGAAGTTCATCAGCGAGTACGTCAAGACGCACTCGTGCTTTGACCCGTCGTTCAAGCGCCGCATCCTCCCGAACGCCGCCCTGGCCAAGCTCCTCCGCGTGAAGGACAGCGATGAGGTGACGTACCTGAACCTCCAGTCGTTCCTGAAGGTGCACTTCATCAAGCCGACGCCGGTGGCGTAAATAACTGATAACCACAATAAAAAAGCTCTTTTAGCTCAGAGGTAGAGCACCCGCTTTGTACGTCGGTGGTTCAATTCCACCATGGAGCATAACTCTTTTAGCTCAGAGGTAGAGCGGTTGTTTTACTCACAATAGGCCGGTGGTTCAATTCCACCAAAGAGTATAGCGTTTATCGTCTAGTGGTAGGA